ATTGTTTATAAGTTTAAATTATTATTTATTTGTAAGATATCAATATAATAAATGGAAATTGATATCACAGATTCAACATTTTCTTTAGATGTTCCTAAAATCAACCATGTTATGAGTAGTGGTGAAGGAATTTTAAGTTCAGATTATATGATGTATATTTATGTTGGAGGTGCTGTTTTAGTTATTTTAATTGGTATTATTATTTTTAAATTTTATCAAAATAAAAAACAAAATCAAAATGATGAAGATTGCTCGGGAGGTTTTTGTACAATGAATCAAGCAAATAGTTAAATTTAGTAAATATTTTTCTTATTTTTTCGAGTTTTAGAACCATTCCCAAAGGGATTAAAAATTCCTGTTTTTTTACTTTTTGATTTCTTTTTTTTGTTATTTTTTCTCTTTACTCTATTATTATTTTTAGTTATGTCTTTATTACTTTCATCAGGTTTATAACTTAAAAACCATTCCTCAAACATTTTTTTATTACCAGATTCTTTAAATTCTTTATATTTTGCTGCTTTTTCTGCTTTGATTTCTTCAATTGATTTTTGATGACCATAACATGTAATACTAAAACGTTTTAATAGACCTTTTTGAGCCAATCTATTTTTTTGTTGTACATCAAAAAGAAATTTTGACATACAAAGTATTCTATCAATAAATTCATTATAATAAGGTTTATCAGCATACAAAAATGCCAAATAAAAACTTAACATAGTATCAATTGTTGCCACTTTAAGTTTTTTACCATTTATCATTAAAATATTATAACTATGACATCCAATAGGTCTATAAATAAAAAGAATAGTATCGTTACCTATTTTAACTTCATAGTGTTGAGGAACAATCTCACCAACAGCTTGTTTTTTAATTATTTTTACATGTTTAATACCATTATCATCTAAACGTTCTTTAATTATTTCTGCTGTTTTTTCAGGATTGTTAGACAAAACATCAAAATCAGCTATATTTTCTAATTTTTTCTGTAAATTTTTTGGCATATATTGTGAGTAAAGAACATTAGCAAATCCACCAAAAAATACTACTCCTTGATTTATTAATGTATTCTTAACAGTTTCATAAATTTTATCTTCATTCTCTCTATTTTCCATTTCACGTTGAAAGTCAATGTCATTACAATTAATATCTGTTATAGGATAATTCTTATTTAAAAGTGATAATCTTTTTAATACTTTTTCCCATCTGCTAATATCACCTGCTGGTCTAGATAATTCAAGATACATAGACATTCTTAAAAAATTAGGTGGAGCATATAATATACCATCAACGCTGATAGCATCACTTTTAACAACATTATATATTTCTTTTGGTATATGAGTAATATCAGCAACAGCCATGTAATTAACAAAAACTTTATATGTCCCATAATGTTGTCCAGATTTTGCTTCTACATCTAAAAACCCCTTTTTATAATAAATATCAGCTAATTCTTTAGCATCGCTTAATGCATTTTGAGAGAAGAAATCGTAGTCAGGCACTTCAATTTCTTTATTATAAAATCTATCTTCTTCTGGTAATATATTGTTAATAGCTGTTCCACCGTAACAAACTAGTTTTTTATGTCTAATAAACTCTTCAACAATATCTATTATTTTTTGTACATCATCTGAATTTACAACGCGTCTACCCATTTTTTCTTCAGCTTGATCAACTGCCATTCGTAATACTGCTAATTCGCAATCCGCAAATGATAAATCTTTACAGACATTTTTATCTTTAGGCATTCCTATATTATTTAATTAAAATAAAATTGAATAATACAATAAATTAAATACTAAAATATTAAAAATTAAAACTATAATAGTCGGTTGATGAATTTCTAGTAGCATAAGAGTACTCGGGTTTTTGTGGTGTTGGAGCTGTAACTGTAACTGGTTGATATCTTAAATCAGCTGGTTTAAGAGCAAAAGCATATCCTGCTCTATCAAAAAATAAAGCATTTTCCATAAGATTATTATCAACTAATTGATATCTTATTGCTATCATTTGACAACCACTTGCTCTACAAACCATACCACTAGGATTAGGAGGATTTGAGCCTGTATCGGGAGTAACTATAGTCATTCCTTTTCTATTAAATTCTGTTAATTCATTAATGTCAGGTGTATTTTTAACATTATAATAATTATATTCTCTCATAAATATTGAATTACTAGTCAAATTTACATATTCTAATAGTTGTTCATTTTCGATAAATGCTGGATTACTCCTATCCATTACTAATATAACTTTATTTTGTAGAGACATTAGTGGAACATTTCCTAAATTTTTACCTCCAATTTCATAACTATATTCCTTTCCAAGCATAATATCATTATTAGATTCGAATATGTCTGCTAATTTAGAATACATTTCTTGATTATTACTTTTACATCTTAAATGAATAATTATAGGATCTGTAGGATTAGGACAAGTTGAACCTGAAAATGCGTAATTTCTTATTGTATCCATAACAGAACCAAAATTAACTGAATTAAATGTTTCCTTAACATAATAACTATCTAAAGTACTTGAAGATACCACAGGTTGATTATTAACTGAATAAACTTCAAAATCTAAACATCTAACTCCTTGTTTTATAACTGCTTTAAGATTACAAACATTTACGAAATCATTTTTATAACTACCACCGGAACAAGCATTATAAGCAGTTTTTATATAATAATCATATAAATTACCACTACAATCAGGATCACTAGATGTTATAGGTCTGATATTACCATCAACACTGGAATATAAATTATTCATATAATGACATTCCCTACTTTCAAGTCTACTTAGATAAATCATATATAATATAAAAATTATGACAATAATTCCAATAAATAAAATTATCATATATGATTGGAAGTCTGTATCTAAAGATTTTATTTTTGATAAATAATCATTTGAATTTGAAGACATTATTAATATATTATATTATTTTTAATTTTTAGAAATAATATTTTTAATTTATTATATGATGAAATAAATAATTAAAAAATAATGATACTATATACTAGATATGCCTGGTGGTCTTATGAATTTAGTCAGTCAAGGACAACAAAATGTAATATTAAATGGTAACCCAGAAAAATCTTTTTTTAAATGTACTTATAAAAAGTATACAAATTTTGGAAAACAAAATTTTAGACTTGATTATGAAGGTACTCCTGTATTAAATTTAACAAATGAAAGCACTTTTACATTTAAAGTGAAGCGTTATGCTGATTTATTAATGGATTGTTATATATCTATAACATTACCAAATATTTGGAGTCCAATTATGCCTCCTCAAGCTGTTCCTCAACCAGATGGTACAAATACATACACGGATTGGGCACCATATGAATTTCAATGGATTAAGGATTTAGGTGCCCAAATTATAAGTCGAATAACAATAAATTGTGGTAATCAACAATTACAACAATATTCAGGACAATATATTCTTAATTCAGCTAGACGAGATTTTAGTGGTAGAAAATTGGCACTTTTTGAAGAAATGATAGGTAATATTTCTGAGTTAAATGATCCAGCAAATGCTGGAGCGCGTGTAAATGCGTATCCAAATGCTTTTTATACGACAAGTCCAGCTGGAGCACAACCTTCTATTATGGGACGTACTCTCTATATACCACTAGGTTCATGGTTTAATCTTCTCTCTACACAAGCCTTTCCTTTAGTAGCTCTACAATATAATGAATTATGGATAAATGTTTCATTTAGACCAATAAATGAATGGTTTACTATTCGTGATGTGATGGATTATACAAATAATTATCCAGTAATTGCTCCAAATTTTAATCAATTTTACATGCAGTTTTATAGATTTTTACAAAAACCACCAGATGAAGAATTAGGTCCAAATTCCTATGTAGATACAAGAACAAATTGGTTTTCTGATATTAATTTAAATTGTACTTATTGCTTTCTCTCTGACGATGAATCAACAATCTTTGCTAAAAATGAGCAAAAATATTTATTTAAACAAGTTTATGAAAAACCATATTATAATATAACTGGCGCAAATAAGATAGATTTAGATTCAATTGGTATGGTAATAAGTTGGATGTTTTATTTCCAACGTAGTGATGCTAATTTAAGAAATCAGTGGTCAAATTATACTAACTGGCCTTATGATTATATGCCACAAGATGTAACACCTGCTCCAACAGCAGGAGATTATCCTAATCCCAATCCATTAGGACCTACTCCAATAGGCCCAGGCTTAAATCCTGATGGTACTTTATCAGGTTTATATTATACAGGAGTATATAATCCACAAAATTTAAAAGAAATTTTGGTTGCAATGGGTATTTTATTAGATGGTCAATATAGAGAGAATATTTTACCAGCAGGTGTTTATAATTTTGTAGAAAAATATACAAGAACAAGTGGATTTGCTCCACCTGGACTATATTGTTATAATTTTTGTTTAGATACAGATCCATTAAAAATCCAACCATCGGGTGCTATGAATATGAGTAGATTTACAAACATTCAGTTAGAATTTACTACTATAACTCCACCAGCAGATCCATATGCTCAAGTTTTAACTATTTGTGATCCAAATACAGGTGATATTATAGGTATTAACAAGCCAACATGGAGAATTTATGATTATAACTTCAATATGTATTTGATAGAAGAGAGAGTAAATATGGTGATATTTGTTGGTGGAAATGCTGGCCTTTTATATGCTACTTAATATTAAATAAAATTAGTTTACACCATTGAAGATTTTAGAACTTGTAAAAACCGCACCCTCAAAGTATTTTAGAAAAAATAACTTCACAAGTTATGAAAGACACTACATATATTTATATGTCCTTGGGTCGGAGGTCTCCTCCTACATTTGGACATTTCAGAGATTTACCAGTATCATTCTGGAGGAAGAAATCGGTTTAATCAACCCTTACATTTAGTAAGCCTACCCAAAATTTACACGGAATTGATTATGTCCAACCTTCAAGGTGTCATTTTTACAAGTTCTAAAATCTTCAAGGGTGTAAATAAATAATAATATAATCACTACTCTTTTGATGAGGCATATATATTATTTATTTATAAAATTGAATTAAAAATTTGATAATAAATAAAGTATACTAAACATAAATGAATATGGAAGAACAACTATTACCTATTGTTCTATTTGGAAAATATAAAGATAAGAGTATATTAGAAGTATTAGCAGATGAAAAACAAATTTTAATTTGTTTTTAAAAAAAATTGATTAAATAACTTTAAAATATATTAAAGTTATCTAATAATAAATATGATGCGAATTATAACAATAATTAAAAATATTTTACATAAATCAGTTGTAAAACCTCCGTTAGGTAGATGGAATATCGAACAATGTAGTAAAAAATTAAATAAAAAAATAGATTTGGCAAATGAAGATCATTGTGGTCCATGTGGTAAATATGTAAAACTAATATTGGATAAAAATAATATAAATTCTAAAAAGTAAATATAGTTCTTTAAATTAGTTTTTAAATATATTTATATTTAACTTAAAGACAGAATACTACATAATGAAGGAAAATTCTTTAAATTCTGAAAAAAAATCAAAAAAAAAAGTTCCCTACACGTGTAGAGAAAAACAACGATTTCAAAAAATGAAAAGTATTTTAACTTTTAAAAAATGGACAAAAAAAATGTCCAATTTTTGAAAGTCCAGATATTTTATGGAAAAATGAATGAATTGTGACCATAATGAAAATTTATCGTCTGGTCACTTAAAAAAAAAATTTAATTTTATTACGATATTTTTTTTTATAAAAACTTAAAGACTTTTTTCTGTGGATACAATATGGAGACTTTGGAGCCAAATATTGAGCAAATTGAGCAAAAAATGAGTAAATTATTTTGTTGTATAAATTGTCACTATAACACATCACGTAAATTAAATTATGATAGACATCTACTAACTGATAAACACAAAAAAAGGTCGATGGAGCCGAAAATCTACTCAATGGAGCCAAATATTGAGCAAATTGAGCAAAATGAGCAAAAAATAAAATTTACATGTATTTGTGGTAATATTTATTCATATAGTAGGGGTCTATCAAAGCATAAGAAAAAATGTAGTTGGATAAATGATAAAAATGAATCCTACAATAATGGAGGGGAAATTAAAACATTAACCAATCTTGTTTTGGAGGTAGTAAAACAGAACCAAGAACTTACCAACAAAATTGTAGAAATGTCTGGAAATATGAATAATAACACCTTAATCAATAATCATTCTAATAATAATAATAAAACTTTTAATCTTAATATGTTCTTAAATGAAACATGTAAAGATGCTATGAATATTACAGATTTTGTAGATTCACTCCAGCTTCAATTATCAGATTTAGAAGATGTAGGTAAACTTGGATTTGTAGAAGGTATATCTAACATTATTGTGAAGAATTTAAAAGCGTTAGATGTTCATAAACGCCCTGTTCATTGTGCCGACAAAAAACGCGAAGTAATTTACATCAAGGATGAAGATAAATGGGAAAAGGATAATGATGAAAAACAACGACTACGTAAAGCTATAAAAAATGTAGCATACAAAAATGAAAAACTTTTGCCAAAATATAAAGAGCTTCATCCAGGATGTAATTATAGTGATTCAAAATATTCAGATCAATATAGTAAATTAGTAATAGAAGCTATGGGTGGTTCAGGAAATAATGACTTAGAAAAACAAGATAAAATAATAAGAAATATAGCTAAAGAAGTAGTAATTGATAAGACTTAATAATTAGATGGTAATGGTCCATCGCCAATAAATTCACCAGTTATACTATACATTGGGGGATAATTAGGCATATATTGTAATTGATTTGGCTTATAACGCTTATTAAACAATTTTTGACCTTCATTAAATGAATTTCCCCAAGTATCATAACCAAAATTAGCTTGTGGTGGTCTAGCATACATATTTTTTGTAATTACTTTCTCTCTAGTTCCATAACCAGTTGTTAATGGTGAATAAGTAGGTGTAACTCCTACAGTTAATTTTCCAGCATCATCATTACCTGGTATACAACCATTTGTCTTAGAAAGAGGTGGTGAATATGGTTGACATCCTGGGCAATCAATATCAGTAAAACATTGTTGACCAGTTATGGCACATCTAGCATTAGGTCCACAAAAATTTTGACAACTATATTTTGTAGTTAAGGGTAAATCAA